GAACAATTTGTAATTGGATGGCTGATATACTTAAACGATATCTTGGATTTAAAAAAACCAATGAGTGCCGACCAGATACAACTAACTGCGATTGAAATAGTAAATACTTATTTTTATTTAAAGTTGTCTGATTTCACTTTGTTATACAAAAGAATTATCTCTGGGGTGTATGGGGAATTTTACGAAAGTCTTTCAATTGCAAAAGTGTTGACATTCTTTCGAGATTACAACGAAGAACGAATAAATAAATGTGCGGAAAATTCAGAACGGAATCACAAAGACCAAAAATCAAATCAAGAGTTTAACGTGTCGAAAAATTACAAGCGTATTCTTCGAGGTTTGAATAGTAAATAAACAATTTATTAAATTACAATTATGAAATATTTTACAGAAAAAGATTTTTGGGAGTTCTCCGACAACTGGTATCAAAGAACGCTCCGCCTAAGTGAGGTATGGCAAAACCCAAGAGAAGAAGAAAGCAGAAAAGCAAAAGCGTTTAAGTTATGGATTATTATGTATGATAGGGTAATGAAACTTGTGCCAATAGCTACAAAAATCAGTACACACATAACTTCTAACAATTTTGAAAAAGGCGGTGTCCATTTTTAATTATTGTAGATGACGAAAAGTGTAACAATTGTTGCGCAGAATAATAAATAAATTAAATAGATATGACAATAGATAACTTAATTAGTTGGCTACAAGAAGCCGAAGATAATAATACTTGGTTGGTAAGTACGCAAAGTGTAAAAAGACACCTTGAAAAAATAAAAGAAACTGAGCAATTAACTTTAACCGTTGTTAGCAATCTTTTAAAATTATGGAATTTATAGAGAAAAGTAATGTTAGCTTAAAGCAAAAATTTGGTAATGCAATAACAGGATTTGCAAAAATAGCAGATGGTTTAATTAGTGTTGTAACATTAGGTAATTATAGAAGAAATTTTTGCTTAATGTTTAAAATTTATAGAAAGACAAATAATTTCTTGTTAGATGAATAATTTTTATTGTTGCTAACGTGGTGCAGCTATACGTAGTTGCGTATAAATAAAAAACAGAATTATGGAATATAAATTAAGTGAACAAGAATTAAAAGACCTTATGCACCGTACTTGGTTAAAGGCAAAAAAGTTTTACAGTGGTAAAGAGGATGAATACTTCTATGACTATTTTGAAAGCGAGAAAAAGCAATTACCTATACACGTTGTTATGCAAAAAAAGTTTGCTAAATACTTTAAACTTTACAAAGAAGTAAAGCGTGAATTAGAATACTATGTTAGTATGAGACGCAGTAGCTTTGGTGTTGGTGTAGGTGCAGACGAATATGCAGTAAAATGGCAAGGTAAACAAATGAGATTGGAAATATTAGAGGCTTTTTTAGAGGGTAGAAAACCTAATTGGTACTTTGCTTATTACCTAAATAATGAAGAGAGAGAGACAGACGTAACCAAAGCTATTGTGCATAACGAGGTAGTATATGAGCCTGTTTTAATGGCTTATATACATTGTTAGCATTATGTAAATTACGGACTAAAAAATAAAAAAAATATGAAACGATTTGAAACAATAAAATTTGATAAGACAAAAACCTTACAGAAAGAAGGTATGGAAATAAGCAGTTATATAGCAGGTGTAAATAGTGGTGTTTATGGATTACCTTTTGTTATCGCTGTAAGGTGTTGGGCGAGTAAGTGGTGGTTTAAAAAATTCTTTTACCGAGAAATGAAGCTGAATATTTTTGAAGTTAGACAACTTAAAGAAGAACTTGATAAAGTGATAGAATTTTATGAAGGTAAACAAACCGAGTAATTTATTATTGCTAACGGCAAAGTATAAGGTTAGTACGCTTTGCCTAAACGATTGAATTAAAGTACTGACCATCACAAGCGTATTAACTTTATACAATGTTGTACGCTTTTAAATATTTTTACAATGCAAATAAAAGGAACAGAATTTAATCAAGCAATCTACGATAGGTTAAATGACGCTATTAATGGGAATACAGAGACTCACAGTAGTGTAGATGAAATAATAAGAGAATTTAATATTGCTGATATAGAGCGTCTTTTAACCGTATTAATAGACGATAGAAAAGCACTTGTACATAAGATTGATACGGTTAAAGGTCTTTGGGCAACGGATAAGCCAGAGTTAATTAAAGATGAGCATAGTGTGCTTTTTGAAATTATTTAATTGCATACAACTTGAAAGTGTATAATTAGTAGCGTGGAATAATAACTAAAGATAATATAAATGACAGAACAAGAAAGAAACTTAATTAGAGATGCAATGATGTTTGCAGTAAAAGATATAACTGGTAGAGTAATGCGAGAAGCTACTGTACAAAGTATGATAGATGACTTTAAAAAAGCTATTAATTATACACATTGTTGTAAAAGCGATAGCGAGCAGTTGCGCTCTTCTTGTGATTGGTGTAATGGAAGTAATAATCCTAAAAGCGATGGTGTTGCAAATATTACGGATATTGGATAGCGTAATTGTTTACAACGGTTTGGCTAAGATTAGTAGCCTAAGTAATGAACTAATCAATTAAGTAATTGGTTTGATAAAGCTATTAATTTTAGCCTTTGTTATAAGCCGTTTTATTAAAAATATGTTACCAAGAAAATTTCATTTAGAACAAATAAACAGATTCCACAATGCTTACATAGATTTAGATAAGCAAATAGAAAGTGAAACAGACAAAGACAAACAATTAGAACTTTTAAGAAAAAATATGCAGATTATTAGATTTTGGTCTGAAATAGATGATTTCATCGAGTATAAATTAAAGCAAAAACTTGATGAATTGGACTTGCCTTAAATGGCTTATAACTAGGATATATCGTTAATTCAAAAAAATGCACCTTATGGAAACAACTGAAAACACTAAGAAACTACTGAACTTTATCTCTCAAAAGTTTGAGGGCGATGAACTCGACAACGATTCTCTAGTGCAAATAATTGAACTATGTGGAATGTATTTAAATTTACAAACCATATCTTCCTATGCGAAAGCGCACAACCTAAGTTATAATGGCGTGAAGTATTATCGTAAAATAGTAAATTTAAACGGAATTAAATTTGTAATTGATAATGAATAAAAAATGTTGCAAAGGTCAAGGCAAAGCGAACTCATTTGATGGGTGCGGAAAATTAGTTTACAGATTCCGATACGGACTTTGTAAAAAATGTTATACAAGTTTTCTTCTTACAACTGATGAGGGAAAAGCAATCATCAACAAAGCGAAAATCAAAGCCAAGACAGGAGCGAAAAAAATTATAAAGGAAAGACGCAAAAAAATCAAACAAAAACTAAAAGGACATTCTTACTACACACAAATTCTACAAAAGGAATTTAATCTTTACATAAGATTGCGAGACGCAGATAAACAATGTATTTCCTGCGATGTTTATCCAGAGTGGAACAACTCAAACGCATCACATTATTACGCAGTAGGGAAAGCACCTCAACTAAGATTTAATGAGGATAATGTCCACAAAAGTTGTATTCGTTGCAATAAGTGGTTGCATGGTAATCTGGAAAAATACACCGAACGCCTGCCGAAAAGAATCGGAAAAGAAAGGTTTGAAAAATTAATCAAAGACCAACAAACGGAACTTAAACTTTCAATCCCAGAGCTAAAAGAAAAAATTGAACATTATCGAAACCTCAACAAAAAATTGAAAAGTGAAAAAAGTTAATATTCCTTTACACGATAAAATACGAGTTGAAGCAATCGATAAAGAAACAGGCGAAATACACGAACGTATAATGACATACGGAGAATATAAGGAAATGAATCGCAAACACCGATATTTATACCGAGCGTATCAAATTTAACCGCTTAAAACGCTTAATTTACATTTAATGAATATTTTACTATATTTGTTAAGTGTTAGAGATACTTGCAAAACGACATAAGTATTGGATTTCCATCGCTAGAGCGTTTGGAGTTGAAAACTACGCCGAAGATGTCATCCAAGATATGTATTTAAAAGTTTCAAGCATTAACCTCTGCACAAGTAAGAACTATAATTCTTATGTTATTTGTGTTATAAGGTCGCTTTGTATGGATTTTCACAAACGGAACAATCGAACAACCGAACTAAAATCGTACAATCTGCAAGACAATATAACCGCTGACATGGGAATACTAGTCAAAGACATAGAAAACGCTTTAAATTGCCTTACATTGGAAGAAAGAGGAGTATTTGAAGTAATAAACATTGACAAAATATCAATGTGCGAACTCGAAAGACAAACAGGAATCAACAAAACAAAGATTCACAGGATAAATAAAAAAGCAAAAATCAAGTTATGGAAAAGAATTTAGAGTACTATCAGAATTTAGACAAAAGAACTAAGGAGTACAAACAATGGAAAGCCAACTTTGAAGCGAAGCAAGAAAACGAAAGCAAAGGTTTAGGCGATACAATCGAAAAAATCACAAAGGCAACAGGAATCAAAAAATTAGTTGAATTTGTAAAGGGCGAAGATTGCGGATGTGATGAGCGGAAAGAATATCTAAACAAAAACTTTCGATATGATACTCCAGAATGTTTAACGGAAAAGGAATATTATTTCCTGCAAAAAGTATTTGAAGAAAAAAGACAAGTCCTAGACAATAGAACTTACTCAACTCTATTGGCAATACACAACCGAATCTTCAAAGAGCAAAAGAGAAAATCGAACTGCGGAAGTTGTAACGCTAAAGTATTAAATAAACTAAAAAAAGTTTATAAAGGATATTGATTAATCAAACTTTTTCAATTATGGACAAGCGGAAAAACAACGGAGGTAAAAGAGAGGGAGCAGGAAGAAAACCAAAGGCAGAAGAACAAAAGCTAATCGAAACGCTTTCCCCTATGATGCCACAAGCACATCAAGCACTAAAGAAAAGTTTAGACAAGGGCGAGCGTTGGGCGGTTGAACTTGCTTATAAATATTTTTATGGTATGCCTAAGCAACAAACTGAACTAGATATTAAAACAGATAATATAAATATTTTGCCGATAGATTGGACAGAGTAAAAATGCATAAGGAATACAAAAGCCTATACACTACAAAAAAAAGGTATACGCTTGTAACAGGAGGTAGAGCATCGCTCAAATCTTCAACAATAATGGATTTTGCAACTCGGTTAAGTTATGGTAAAAATCAAGGCGTTTTAATATGTAGGTATACAATGACCTCCGCAGAAAAATCAATCATCCCAGAGTTTGAAAAGCAAGCGAAACAAAACGGAAGTTTTAACGACTTCCAAAAAAGAGGTAACAAGTATACAAACAAGTATACTGATTCGTGGATTATGTTTAGTGGTATTAAAACTTCACAAGGAGACCAAACTGCAAACTTAAAATCAATACCAGATTTAAGTGTATTAATAATTGATGAGGGAGAAGATTTCACAGATGAAGAAACTTTTGATGACATCGACGATAGTATAAGAGGGAATGAAGTTCCTAATCGTGTTATTTGGGTACAAAATCCAAGCGACCATGCACACTTTATATTTAAAAGATGGATTGAAAACACACATTATAAAAGGGAAATTGAAAATGATTATGTACAAATAAGCACCAATGAAGATGTCGAACACATACATACAACTTATAGACTTGCTGAACGTCTCGGATATTTAAGTCAAAGTTTTTTACGTAAAGTAGAGCAAAACAAAAAAAAGAACTTCCCTCGATATGTACATAAGTATTTAGGTAAATGGGTAAAAAGCATCGAGGGAATTCTCTGGAATCGGAATATAATAAACCAAAGCAAAACCAAACTAAAACCAAACAACCTCAAAACTATTGTAGCGATTGACCCTGCAACAACTTCTAACAAAACAAGTGATGAAACAGGGATTGTTGTTTGTGGTGCGTTGGATGGAAAGTATTATGTCATAGATGATTTATCTGGAAAGTACACACCAAACGAGTGGGCAATTGTAGCGCACAACGCTTTTAAAAAATATAACTGCGATATGTATGTAGCAGAAAAGAATCAAGGCGGAGACATGGTTAAAAGCGTTTTAAGGCAAGTTGACCAACGCAATCATATAAAGTTAGTACAAGCAACTAAAGGGAAATATCTTCGAGCAGAGCCGATATATTCGCTTTATGAGCAAGGGAAAGTCTTTCACGTTAACGACTTGCCTATCCTAGAAAACCAAATGATAAGTTTCAATCCAGAAACAAACACGCAAAGTCCAGACAGGGTGGATGCGTTAGTATGGGGTTTGACCGAATTATCTACACAGGCAAGTGGCGTTTACTACATTTATTAATTTTTTTTTATTTTTCCTGTGTAAAAGTTTGTATATATTAATATGATAGTATATATTTGTACTCATAAACAAAAAAACAATATCATGAAAAAATCAACAACACTAGCTAAATTTACAACTTCAAAAGGGAATAAAATAGAAATATACACAACTCCTATATTGGGGAAAAATAGTTGTATTGTATTTGATGAGTCTTGCCTTTTAGAAAGGGTTTACACGATTGGGAAAAATGCTTTTTTGAATTGGGAGCAATTTGAAAAAGGGTATGAGCCTGTTAAAAACATACAGCAAGTTATTGACGCTTGGAAAAATGAAGAAATACATTTTTAAATAATATTTTAAATAAACCTAAGCAAGTTTTAAAAAGGCTTATAATAAACAAAGCAACACTAAACAAAAAAACATGGAAACACAAATCAAAGAACTTTTAACCGAGAGCATCAAGAAAATAGATATACAAGAATATCATCATACAACAGACGAATATTTTAATTTTGACTTTTGTATTAATATGCAGGGCAAGGTATACGAATTAACTTTCTCCTGTCAATTTGATTACTTGCTTGATATTAGCGGAAATAATATAGACGAGCCTTATTTTGAAAAATTCGTTGCAATTACTCATGTTTATTTTTATGACTTTGTTGTTAAGAATCTGGACATTGATGAGTACGACTTAGAACAAATATTTGTAAAGGAATGGAGTTAAAAGAAAAATCAAAATGCGATTGTTGGCTGAAATGCAAATCGTGTTATTGTTATAGTAAAAAAGTAAAATCAAAAATTAAAAAATCATGAAAAAAGGAATCACACTATTACTAATTATTTTAATCGCTCTCTTTTGTATTAAGAAAGCGACAGGACAAATTAAATTCAATGCCGATGAGGAATATTTTGCATCAGCATTTGTAGACCCAACATTCACCGATAAAGGTTTCCAGTTCGGAGTATCGTATCTTATGGAAGCCGATGCAGTTTATAGCGAATACTCATTATCGCATTACAACGCCTTAGAGCCTTCCTATACAGATTTAGTAGTTGGGTATGGTGTAGTGCTAAATATTGGGAAAGCAGACCTTTATACAGGTGGCAGGATAGGTTTTATCTACCGAGAAAAAGACAACTTTGCATATTTATTCGGGGGTAGTGTCAGACTGCAATATCCGATAACAGGTAAAATTCATTTAGGGTTGCAAGGCTGGTTGGATATGAGGTCGGACTTAGGTAACGACTTAATTCGAGAAAATGGAGCAATCTTTTTAAGCATCAAACTTTAAACATTAAACATTAAACTATGAACAATGAAATAAAATACTGCGTAAAAACACCAAAAGAGCCAGAAAAAGTAAAATATTACGAGGTTACAGAAGATAATGTTAAAAAAGTAAGAAACAACTCTTTAATAATCCCTTATGCTCCTAACAGACCTTTAGATATAAAAGTTGGAGATTGTATTTTTATATATGAGAGAAACTACAGGAAAGTTCTAACGCATGTTCCTAAATTAATATTTAATAAATACTATTCTAAAATAAATAATAAACTATGAAACATTTAATTTTAATCGCCTTACTAGTAACAGGCATCAGCAAAGCACAGACATTTACAACCTTTGAGTTAATCAACAAAAAAGGTGAGACAGTTGTAGACATTGAACGTATCAATGAGGTTAAATTCTCTGATAACGAAATTACTATAAGGCGTGTGCGAGGTTTCGCAAGACTTACCTTTGTAGAGAAGTTAGAGCCTTTAGAATATGGCGGAGTGTTATATGAAAATCATTACATCGTTGAAACAATCTTCGGAACAAAAATAAAAGTATTGTTTACCGATAGTATTATAATTAGAATCATGTCGGATGGCTCTGTAAGTATTATTCGGAAATCATGAAACAAAAACCTAAAAAAATAGTATACTTATTATGGGGAAGCTAAAAATAAAAATACCAGAATCACTTAACGATTTATCTCTTTACCAATATCAAGAGTACATACAAATCGAAAACCCAACCGAGAAAGATGTTTTACGCATCTTTTTTGGAGTTTTAGACCTTACGCAAATCGAGAATAAACACGTCAACTATTTAGTTGATGAGGTTACAAAAGTATTAAACACAAAGCCTACATTTCAAAATACATTTACTCTTGGAAGTAAAAAGTTTGGATTTGTTCCAAATTTAGACGCAATATCTTATGGCGAGAACTTGGACATTACAAATTACATGAAAGAGAATCAAACATTACATTTTGCAATGGCGGTTTTATTCAGACCGATAACAAAGGAGCAAAATGGGAAGTATTTAATTGAGCCTTACGAATCTGCAAAGAAATACGCAGAGGTTTTAAAGTTCATGCCTTTGGGCGTTTGTTTAGGTGCGGTGGTTTTTTTTTATAATTTAGCGAAAGACTTACTGAAAGCTATCCCTCGCTTTATACAACAGGAAGCGAAGAAAGCGAATTTGGAAGTAAGTGGGGAAGTTATTCAACAATATACAAACTCGCTAAAGGCGATGTTAGACGATTTGGAGAAGTTACAAAATTACCAATACACCAATGTTTGATGTTTCTGGAGTATGAGGTAGACAAAGCAAAGGAAGAAAGTAAACAGATAAGAAAAAAATTTAAGAGATGAGCGTATATTTAAATGTGGTCGATACTTTGGAAAAGGCATTGTTAGAAGATATAAACGTAAATACTTGCACAGAGGGGAATATTGATGATTTAGACCTTGCAAAAAAGACAATTTATCCCTTGTCGCATTATATTGTTACCCAAGTAGAAAATCAAGAGTTTGTCAGTATATTCACTATCGATTTACGTTGTTTGGATATACTTGATATTAATAAGGAAATGACAGGGGATAACGAAAAGTTTATTTTTAATACTCAACTTGAGGTTATTAATAAACTATTTGCACGTTTGAGAAATGGCGAATTGTTTTCCGAAGAATACCAACTTGTTGGGAATCCTACAATTGAGCCTGTAAGCGATAGTTATGACAATGGCTTATCTGGATGGGCAGTAATATTTAATATTCAAGTTAGTAACGATATTTGTTATAATTAAAAGACTATGAGTTTATCCAATATAAATGTAGAGTTGTTTATCAGAGTGCCAAAGCCACCGCCAAACCCGTTTTTTTTAGATACAAACGGAGTTACAATAAAATTAAAAGATGGTTTTCCAGCAGGAACAATAGGTAAAGCAGATAATGATTTTAGTGGTAAAGTATACACCGCAGTAAATAACACAAGTTTGTTTGCTTTAGACCAAGCAACAGATGATTTTTCAAGTATTTGTACAACCTTATGCACAAATTTTACAGATTTATTCCAAGGAACAACAAGCAACCCAAGCACTTTTAATCAAAATATTTCTTCATGGGATACATCAAACGTTGTTTTATTTACAAATATGTTTCAGTTTAATATTTCTTTTAACCAACCAATCGGGTTTTGGAATACTGAAAAAGTTACAAATATGCGACATTTATTTAGGGGTTTTCCTACATCTATAATAAACCCTTTTAATCAAGATATAAGTAATTGGGACACTTCATTAGTTACAAACATGGAGAGAATGTTTCAAGGAAATAATAGTTTTGCACGAGATATTTCAAGTTGGTGCGTTGAATTAATACCAACAGAGCCTCCTGCTTTTGGAAACGCCTTTTTAAATGCTAATCCTAGTTTTAAACCAAATTGGGGCGCGCCTTGTTAAAAAATGAATTATGGAAAGATTTAACCAAGCATTAAAAAAATTTGGAAAAGGCGTTGTAAAGCAATCAAGAGCCAATTTGACACGACAAAAAAAGAACGTTGATAAAACTCTTTACAATAGTTTAGATTATAAAGTACAGACCGCTAAAAGTAGTTTTAGTATTAAGTTTTACATGGAAGATTACGGAAACTTTCAAGACTTGGGCGTTAAAGGAACTAAATCAAATTATAGGGAAAACGCAAATAGTCCTTATTCGTATAGAAGCAAGCGACCTCCTGTAAAGCCTTTGGCAGATTGGGCGAAAAAAAGGCGTATAAGGTTAAGAGATAGTAAAGGCAAATTTAAGCGTGGGAATTATAAAAGCATAGGTTTTTTAATATCAAGGTCAATATTTGAAAAGGGAATCCGCTCAAGTAAGTTTTTTACAAGAGCATTTGAAACGCAATACAAAAGATTGCCAGAAGAATTAATCGAAATTTATAGTTTAGAGTTAACCGATTTATTAAAATTTTCAAGATGAAAGCATATCAAACAAGAAGCCCAATTCATTTATATTATCAGAACTTTGCGCTTGATTCCGTTTTAGTTCAAATATGGTTAGGGGATGATGTAAGCGATATAAATGAAAATAACGCACCAGATTACACATTAAACACAAGTGCAATTGATGGTGTTGCGAATTTAGAAATTGCGGAACTGCTTAGGTCAAAAAACATTTATACCGAAAATGATTTATTTTATACTGACATAAGAGACACCGCAAAAGAAGTTTTAATCAAAGCAACTCTATTTGATGCAAGCCAACAATCTTTTGATTTTGAATATAATATCATCCGCATAAGAGATGGTTATATCGAGCGCACCGATTTACCTCAAGTCTTAAAAAATGAAGTAAGCACACACCCGCCAGATGATTGGACAATAACAGGATTGACTTATTCCGCAATGACAGACAATCCTTATGGTGCGCCTACTGCTTTTTTATTTACTGCTGATTCTGCTCTTGGTACTTTACAATACCCAATAACGTCAAATTTAAGAGGTGTTTATACTTTGGCGGTATCTTTAAAAATACAACAAAGTGCGACACAAGAGGTTGTATTAAAATGTATTGGAGGAGATGCAGGAGATGTTGAAACTAGATTTAAACTTGATACAATAAATGTGAGTAGCGGTTTTGTTGCAGAGGAAGGCGCAGTTGATTCTTTAGGTTTTGACACTTACCCATTAGATACTTTTGGATATATGAGGTTTGCAATATCTTTTGAAATTGATGGTGCAACTGCAATTGAAATAGATGTTGATACTAACAACGCTGATTTCGTAATTTTCAACCCTACATTATTTCAAGGCGAAAGCGTTGGACTTCCAGAAGATGTTTTGCTTAGAAGCAACAAAGACCGAGTATTTACCAATCCAAGTATAGACCAAATTTTGGTGTATGATAAAAAATGGTTTACTTATACAACAAATGATTATGAGGTAGACCAAACCCCTGTCACGTTTTTAAATTCTCAACAATCATATTTATTAGATTTTACAAACGGGGTTAAGTTTGATTTTGGAGGAGAAACAAGTGTAATTGATACAATAAATTCTAATATTGATGAATGTAAATTTACACCTAATAAAATAACCTTTGTAAATAAGTTTGGAGTTCTGGAAGATATAATTTTTTATAAAAAAGAAGTTGAAACCAATGTTGTAAACAGGCAATCTTTTGATGGGTACAACATATTTAACAATCCGAATGTAGGACAAAAGCAAGTGTATTTTCTTGGAGCGCAAAAGCAAATAAAAATAAGTAGTGGATTTTATCCAGAAAGTTACAATACAACTTTTCAGCAATTGCAACAATCTTTATTTGTATGGTTAAATGATGAGCCTATTGTAGTTAAAACAACTTCTTTACAATTTAAGACAAGAGTAAACGATAAGTTAATAGATTACACTATGGAATTTGAATACGCTAACAAAGAGGTAAACAACAATTTATAATGGATTCAAATTTTACATTTAGCAGAGCAGACACTTTCGACGATGAAAGCATTGTTGTAACAGACAAAATCCAAGATTCAAAAGATGTTGGAAAAATCTTCACTACATTTTCTACAACGTTTCAACTTCCTGCAACGCAACGCAACAACGAAATTTTCAAACATTATTACAATCAAGATGTTATTGATGGCTTTGACGCAAGACGGAAAATTGAAGCAATCATAAAAATTAACGGAATAGATACTTACGATGGTTTTATCGAACTCAACAAGGTTAAACTTGAATATGGCAGACCAAAAACTTATGAGGTATTTTTTACAGGAAAGTTTACAGAGTTAAAAAGTCTTTTTAAAGATGATTTATTAAGCGATTTACCTTTGGAACAATACAATCACGTTTATAGTCAATCGGTCGTTAAAGATGCTTTCCAACAATATAGTAAAGTTGAAAATGGGGAACTTGTAGAGACACTATCTATGAGCGAAACTGATATTTGTTATCCCTTTATAACACATTCCAAAAGATATGGCTATGATGGCGAATTAAAAGAGGTTAATTTAGAAGATAACACACTTTTAAATATAAACCTAGACACAAACGAATTAAAGCCTGCATTAAGGCTTAAAAGAATACTTGAAGCCATAGAGGAAAAATATAATTTAGTATTTGATAGTGCTTTTTTTGAAAGTTTGGAGTTTCGTTTTTTATTTATGTGGTTGCACAGACAAAAAGGAGGATTCAGTCCAGAGGATGAGGGTTTCTCTGGATTATATTTTGTCAGAGATTTAGAGTTTTTTACATTTACTAGTGGGGTTGATGTAATGCCTAATATTTTTGCGTTGTTAGTTTTCAACTTTAGTGGCTCTGGCTCGCAATTTCAATCGTGGAACGTTAAATATTCAGTTTCTTTTACAGGCTCTGGTGTTGTTACGTTACGAATTAATGACAACTTTTTAAATCAAGATGTTGCAGTAATTGAAAATGTCGCAGTAAATAACAACACAATTGACATTGAATATTTATACACCGCTCCAGATGGCACAGGAAGCGGACAAAACCAATTGCGTAGACCATCAATTGTAATTATTTCTGATGTTAGTTCAATAACTTCTTTTGAGGTTGATTTAGAACTTACAAGAATAGCAAGTAATTCAAGTGGAACGCCAATATCAGATGTTGGAAATTATACACTTACAGAGGGAGCAATTGAGCCAGAAAATAATATTATTATAAAAGACCAAATACCCAAAATGAAAGTCATTGATTTTATGACTTCATTGTTTAAGACTTTTAATTTAACAGGGTTTGTCCAAGATGATGGAAGTATATTTATCGAGCCTTTAGATGATTTTTACAACGCAGGAAATACTTACGATATTACAAACTCTATTGATATTAAACAAATGGATGTTGAAAGACTGCAACCTTTTAGCGATATAAGTTTTCGCTTTGCAGACCCTAAAACATTTTTAATATTAAACCGAAACGCTCAAATTGGTAACGAGTTTGGGAACTTAATTTATAATGTAGAAGATAACTCCGCACAAGACAAAGTTTTCGGAGGTGGAACTTATGAAATACAAACGCAATTTGATAAAATACTATACGAAAGATTAATTTCAACCGATGGAGATTATACAAATATTGGTTATGGATATTACTTGGATGAGAAACAAGAGCCAACTTTTGGAAAGCCTTTAATTTTTTACAATATAAGAACAAACGCAGGAAATACTCCGATAAACTTTGCAAACGATTCTCAAAACATATTTACATACAACAGACCATCAAACACTTATTTTAATAGTCAAACAATAAACTTTGGTGCGGAGGTAAACGAATTTGAACTTGTAACAAATTACAATAGTTTATTTGAAATATATTACTCAAGTTATATTGAAAGGGTTTTCAATCCTTTGACTAGGTTGCATAAAATTACCGCATACCTAAGACCAGATTTTATAATCGATTACAATTTGAATGATACTTTAATTATCAATAATCGAAAGTACAATATAAATGATATTAAGGTAAATCTGAATACTCGCAAAGCAGAATTAAACCTTATAAACATCATTGAGGAGGGTATAGGGCAAGCGGAAGGACCAACAGCACCTTTATTAATACAAGATTTTGAAGCAACACAACTTTCGACAACTGAAATAAGTTTAAGTTGGACTGCTCCAGAATCTTTATCAGATATTAGAACTTATATTTTAGTACAAGATGGAACAATCGAAACAAATATTCTAATTACGGAAACTTCATTTGATGTAAGTGGTTTGGTTGTCGGTCAAGAATACAATTTTGCATTACTTACAGAAGATATAAACAATGTGAGAAGTTCACAACATAAAGGGATAAATTTTTTAGAAATAACTTTAGTATGATAATAGATTTACTAAATATAGATGATTGGCTAGGCGTTTCTGAAAATGTAGAAATCGCAAAGGGAAAATATGAGATTCCAACAACATGGAATAAAGGCAAACAACAAATCAAAAGGAAATGGCACGAATTGAAACATTTGAACTAAGGGGAACAACAAACGCCAATGAACTTGAAAAGGATATAAAAGGTTTAAGCGATGCAACGCAAGACCTTACCCAAGACTACCAAGACTTTGACAAAAAGGCAACAAAGGCTTTAAAAGACGTTAACAAAGAATCAAAACAAACTAAAAAGAGTGTCAAAGGTGTTAGTGCAGGATTTAAGGCTTTAGGAACTGCGATAAAAGCCACAGGCATTGGTTTACTTGTTGGGGTAATTGCAAAACTTGGGGAAGCGTTTTCTCAAAATCAAAAGGTTGTAGATGCGTTTTCTTCTGCAATGGAAACTATCAACATAATTTTTGCAGATGTTACCAACGCTATTATAAGTGCTTATGAAAGTTCTAAGAAAGCCACAGGAGGATTTGACGCACTTGGCAAAGTTATAAGCGGTTTAATTACAATACAATTAACTCCGCTCAAACTATTATTTTATGGTATTAAGTTAGCAATTCAAGAACTACAACTTGCGTGGGAAAAATCATTTTTTGGGGATAAAGACCAAAGCACAATTGAACAATTAAACGCCAACATAAAAGAAACCCAACAAAATCTAATTGCGGTCGGTGTTAATGCTTTAAAAGCAGGAAAAGACATTGTATCAAATTTTACAGAAGCAGTTTCCGAAGTAGGGAACATTGGCGCAAGTGTAGTTGATGAGATTTCAAAAGTTGATGTTGCGAGTAGTAGAGCCAGAGCAAAAGCCTTAGTTGAGAGTAGAAAAAACGCAGAACTTGCCGAAGCACGTTTACAAGGTTTAATTGAAAAATACGATATACTTGCAGAGCAACAAAGACAAATCCGAGACGATGAAAGATTAAGTTTAAGGGAAAGAGAAGAAGCCAACAACAAATTAAACGAAATCCTCCAAGAGCAGTTAGAAAAGCAACTCGAACTTGCCCAACAAAGAGTAAACAACGCAAGGTTAGAAATATCCGCAGGCGATACACGTATAGAAAAGCAAAAAGAATTAATTCAAGCGGAAAATGAACTTCTCGCAGTTAAGGCACAAGTAACAGGGTTTGAATCAGAGCAACGAATAAATGAAGCGAGTTTACAACAAGAGCGGATTGATAATTTAAACGAGATTGCAAAAATTAATAAAGATGAATTCGAGTTAAGAAAAATCGAAGCGGAGCAGACTTTGGAACAACAAACTTTATTGATTGAAAAAACAATTGAAAACGAAACTTTAAAAAATGAAGCCTTATTAAATGCAAAACTTGCTTATCAAGCCGAATTGGATGCAATCCGAGAAGAACAAACAATAAAAGACACTAAGCAAGCGGACAACCAAATAAAACTCGAAGAAAATGTCCAGAAAGCCAAAAGAAATTTTGCTCTACAAGGATTGGCGTTAATTGCAGAAATTGCAGGCAAAGGCTCAAAAATAGGAAAAGCAGTTGCAGTCGCTCAAACAATTATAAGCGGTATTCAAGGTGTGCAAAACGCTTTCACATCTGCGAGTAAAAATCCTATTACTTCAATATTCCCTGCGTTTCCTTTTGTCCAAGCAGGTTTGGCAGGAGCGTTTTCCGCTTTACAATTAAGAGCAATAAAATCACAAAGTCCAGATGGCGGTGGCGGTGGTGGTATACCATCAGCAGGAAGTGGCGCAATTGGTGGAGGTGTGCAAGCACCAAGTTTTAACATTGTTGGGGATAGTGGAACAAATCAGATTGCAACCGCTTTAGGAGAAAATCAAAACACACCTACACGTGCCTATGTAGTTTCAAGAGATATAACAACCGCACAAGAACTAGACAGAAACATCGAAAGCGAGGCGAGCATTGGGGAATAACATTCTTTAAATGTTAAAAAATGAAACAAATTTAACTTATAAAAGTATAGTTAGTATGGAGTTATACGAAATGACACTTTCTAACTTAGATAGCGACTTAGGAGTAAAAGCAATAAGCGTTGTTGATAGTCCTGCAATCGAAATGGATTTTGTTGCGTTAAATGAAGCAAAACAACTTATTGAACTTGCGGAAATAGATAAGGAGAAAAAACTTTTGCTTGGTGCTTGTTTAGTACCTAACAAACCAATCTTAAGAATAGACCAAGAAACAGGCAAAGAGTTTTATATCTATTTTTCTTCTGATACAATCCGACAAATAAGCGAAAGATTTTTAAAAAAAGGAAACCAGAACAATACAACTTTGCAACATAAAACAATGTTGGAGGGTGTTTCCGTTGTTGAAAGTTGGATAGTTGAAAATCCAGAGAAAGACAAGTCAAGCCTTTACAATATGAGTTTGCCAATTGGAACATGGTGCGTTTCTATGAAGTGCGACAATGACGAAGTTTACCAACTAGCAAAACAAGGCAAAATAAAAGGATTTTCAATTGAGGGGTATTTCAATAACAAACCAGAATTGAACTTAAAGGACTTGACCGAAAAGCAGTTAGACGAGTATATTAACCAATTAGCTGATATACTATGAGGGGAGAAAGAGCAAAAGCAAGTCCAATAAGGTCTAACAGAGCGTGTCTTTGTAAAAATGGCAAGTATTCAATCAAGTGTTGCGAGGGAAAACTGCATCAACAAGGGATTGGAAACATAAGAAAAACTACAAATAATTAATAAAATGGCAGAAAAAGCAAAAATAACACAGGCACAAGAAATCGCTTTAGAAAGCGTATCTGAAAAGATTGCCCAAAACGATAACTTTATGGATAAGTTAATCGGAAAAGTACAAAGCATCCTAAAACCTAAAACAGAGGTCGAACTTGAAAAATTTGAGTTAGAAAATGGCGTTGTTTTAGAGATTGAGGGAAGCGATGTTTTCGTAATAACAGAGGAGAGCGAGAGAGTTCCTGCTCCTGTTGGTGAAGCAAAATTGCAAGATGGCAGAGTAGTAGTCATCCAAGAGGAGGGCAAAGTTGCCGAAATCAAAGAAGCGGAATCAAACGAAGAAGTAGAAGCGGAGGTTGAAGTAGATTTAGCGAGTAAGGTTGAAGAACTTGCAAAGCGTATCGAAGCAATGGAAGCAAAACTCGGAGGAAACAAAGAGGAAGAAGTAGAAATGGAAAAGGAAACGGAAGTTGAAATGTCTAAAGAAACGATTGAAGCAAAACCAGAAGTTTCTGAAAATGTTTCAGAAGAAGTTTCTGAAAATGTTTCAGAAGAAAACTTATCCGAAGCACAACCTTTTACACATTCTCCAGAAAAGGAAATCGCAAAAGTAAACTTACACCGATATTCAAAAAATAGCGGTCGAGGTGTTAAAGCAAACGTATACACTAAATTATTTAAATAAAGACCAATGGCAACAACAACAACAATAACTTCGAGTTATGCAGGAGATAAGGCGTTACCCTATGTTTCTGCGGCATTGTTTTCCTGCCCTACATTAGACAGGGGAGCAATCACAATTTTACCAAATGTAAAGTACAAGCAACCTTTAAGACCTACATCTGTAACAGGCTTAATCGCAGACGCAACTTGTGATTTTGACCCAACTGCGACTGTAACAGTTACAGAGCGTATCTTAGAGCCAAAGTATTTACAAACAAACACCGAATTTTGTAAGGCTGATTTTCAGTCTACATGGGACGCAATCGAAATGGGATATTCTGCTCACGATGAATTGCCTAAAACGTTTTCAGACTTTATAATCGCTGAACACATTGCACAAATCGCCCAAAACAATGAAATCAGTATTTGGAGAGGGGATTCTGATAATGGTGGCGAGTATGATGGTTTTTCCAAATTACTTTTAGCCGATACAGGTATTCCTGCGGAACAAGTAGTTGCAGGAACAACAATCGATGCGTCAAACGTAATTGACGAACTAGGAAAAATTGTAGACGCAATGCCTATCGCAGTTTACAACAAGCCAAATAAGTGCATTTACGTTGCACAAAATATTTATAGAGCATACATCAGAGCATTAGGTGGTTTTGGTGCAATGGGGCATGGTGCAAACGGATATGAGAACAGAGGAACAAACCAAAGTTGGGGAGATGTTCTTTTTGATGGTGTGCCTTTATTTGTAACAAACGGACTTGCAAACGATACTGCGGTTTCTACTTACAAAGAAAACTTCTACTTCGGAACAGGACTTTTATCAGACCATAACGAAGTAAAAGTAATTGACATGGCAGATATTGATGGCTCTCAAAATGTTCGTTTTGTTATGAGAATGACAGGAGCAGTTCAATATGCTATTTCTCAAGATATCGTTACTTATGGTTTAACTTCATAAAATAAATAATTATGTCATGTGATTTAAGTTTAGGAAGATTACATCCTTGCAAAACGCAGGGCGGTATCAAGAATATTTATTTTGTGAATTATAGTGCGGACTTTTACAATAATAGCACTATTACAGGAAGCCAAATAAACGACTTCGGAACCCCTGCTCAACCTTACGATTTGTATAAGTACGAATTAAGAAGCGGTGGGCAAGGACTAGAAGAAACAAACGAGAACTCTGGAGAAGCAGGAACTTCGTTTTGGACACAAACTTTAACTATTGTTTTAAAACAACAAGACGCAGAAACTCAAGAAGAATTGACTTTAGCGAGTTTTGGCAGACCTCACGTAATTATTGAAGATTACAACGGAAACTTTAAGTTTGTAGGATTCGAAAACGGATGCGATGTTGCAGTAAACCCAACAACAGGGACTGCAATGGGCGAATTATCTGGATATAATATCACTATTACTGCACAAGAAACAAGAATGTCATATTTTGTGGATAGTGCAA